GATTTTAGGGAACCGGTAGCACATATCGAAAACCTAAAATTATATGCTAATGGGACACCGATAAATGCTGTATCCGATAAGGGTGTAATTAGATTAGCACAAGGGGTAACAGTAGCACCGACTGCGATTATTACTGCTGACTATACATATTATTGGAAGGTAATGTTCAGTGGTGATTATACGGACGAGATTATTTATAAAGATATATTCAAGTCTAAGTCTTTTAAATTGGTAACAGTGAGGTGAGTAAATGAAGGAAGTCGGACAGATTTTAAGCAATCATTTAAGCACATCTCAATCATTCTTGTCGTGTGATTTGTATGAACTAAAACTAAAAAGCGGTATCAGCTATTACTGGGCCGATACCGATGCAGATGTAAATTATGGGGGCCACACTTATAAAGGTGATGGCCCTATTATTGTGCGTGAAAAAATAGCTACGAACAGTACTGTCAGCGTTGATAAATTAAGCGTAACCATTACTGCTAGTCAAAACGACCAAATTGGTGGTGTGCCTGTATTAGAAGTCGCTCATAATGGTGGTTTAGACGGTGCAACGCTTGATCTACGCCGTGCCTTTTTTGACGATGCCGGTAAGGTGATTGAGTGCATAGACCTATTCCATGGAATTTGCGAAGTAACACAGGGCGGTGGCTTTATATTGAAGATTAGTGCAAAGTCAGTTGTACAGAAGCTCAATATCGAATATCCAAACCGAAGATATTATCCTCAATGTCCTTATAGTATTTACTCGAAAGAGTGCGGTGTCGATATTAAGGCTTATCGCAAGAAAGCAAAAGTAACGGCTGTTACTGGTACCAATACCGTGCAAATCGATATACCATTTGAGGACGGCTATTATACAGCAGGTGGTATGGAATGGATAAGCGGACCATTAGCAGGGCAAGCAACGCAAATTATGGATAGTAAAAATAGCACCATTATTTATATGAGTGCTACAAACACATCACCTCGTATTGGTGATGTAGCCTATATCTATCCAGGGTGCGACAAAACACCGACTACTTGTAAGAATAAGTTCAATAATTTTAGTCGGAATAGGGCGACACCTTATGTTCCTTTAAAGGAGACGATACGATGAAATTAACAACAGGTGAACGTATAGCAAATGCTGCATGTGAATGGCTAGGCACACCATATCAAAATAACGCTATGGTGAAAGGTAAAGGGGTAGACTGCTCATATTTATTAGTGGCTGCGGTGGTTGATAGTGGCCTAATGAATATTGCAGATTTCAATATCGAAAACTATTCCAATGAATGGCATTTACATCGTTCCGAAGAAAAGTACCTGAAATATGTTAAACAGGTAGCAGACGAGGTGCCTCTTGATGATCTTCGTATCGGTGATTTTTTACTATACCAATATGGACGTTGTATTTCTCACGGTGCCATTTATATTGGTAACAATTTAGTAATTCATGCGTTCGTTGACTTGGGCGTTATTCTTTCATCGATTGACGATGTATTATTTTATGACGCCAAAGGGAAAAGTCGCTTACGTGCTGTGTATCGTTTCAGGAAAGGTGGCAAATAATGGGCTTTTTATTTAATCGCGGTAAAAATACCACTAATCGAGCCGATATGATTGCTGATTTTCAAATCAATAGTGCTTCGTATGGTGAGGTAGTGCCGGAAGTGTTAGGCACTACACGATTGAGTGGCAATATTATTTACTACGACGATTTCACACCTCATGAACATCGCAGTACGACGAGAACTGGTAAGGGTGGCGGTTCAAAACATACTGAAATAACCTACACCTATACAGTGGCATGTGCCATTGGCTTATGTGAGGGCCCTATCGCTGGCATAGGGAAGGTTTGGCGAGACAAGGAGATATATTCCTATCCGAGCGAAAAAATCGAACTGACGGCATATAATGGCGATTATGGACAAACTCCGTGGCCTTATGTTTTATCCAAGCACCCTGAAAAAGCATTGCCTTATAGTGGCTTGGCATATATGGCCGGTGTTGTTGATTTAGGGGAACGAGGTAGCCTACCTCAATTTAATTTTGAAATTAGAGGGAAGCTATTAGATACTGGCGACGGTATCGATGTAAACCCTGCCGATTATATTGTGCATGTGTTAAAGTCTATCGGCATTGACGATGTAAGTATAGACGGATTAGAAAATTATCGTGCCTACTGCAAAGCAGCAGATATTCTAATTAGTACCCCTCCGGACAGTAAAAGCTCAAAGGCTCAAAACGTAATCAATGATATAGCTGAAATTACAAACAGCCTTGTCTTTTGGTCTACAGACCGTTTGAAAATTGTACCATTAGCAGATAAGCCTATTGGCGATTGGTCGCCAGCTAATCAAATTCAATATAACTTAACGGCAGATGATCTTATTCCAGCTAGCGACGGACAACTTATCGTGTATAAGCGAAAAGATAGCTCAGAAACGTATAATCAGGCAACAGTTGAGTTTATTAATCGTGCCAATAGCTACGAGAAAGAAACGGTATCATTCGAGGTGGTAGCAGACGTGCAAAAGAACGGCCTCAAACCAGCCTCTAAGAAGTCCGCTCATTATCTCTATACTAAGGCTAGGGCTCAATACTATGCAGAGCAATTAGCGATGAAACGGCTATATGCAAAGAATCAATATACATTCCATCTCGATTGGGCATTTTGTAGATTGGAACCAGGCGACTTAGTAACAATCACAGATGAGTTATGCGGATTGCGTGAGCAAATCGTAGTTATAACGTCAGTATCAGAAGCTGCAGATGGACAACTTGAAATTACAGCAGAAGGTAAGCCACCCGGAACATATGCTCCGGCTAAGTACAATGTACATGAAAATGAACGACCTTTTATTGATTATAATGTGCCTGCTCCAAATGTTAACGATGTAGCTATTATTCAAACGCCAGGTGATGTAGGGGGCAATGAATTATATATCGGTGTAAATTCAGAGCCTAATTGGGGAGGCTGTTCTATATGGTTATCGGACAATAACGAAAACTATAAACGAATTGGCAATATCTCGCAACAAGCTCGAATGGGTAGGCTTAAAACTAACCTAACACAAGGTAGCAACTCCGCTAATGTGATAATCAATCAAGGAGCATTAAAAGGTGGCAGTCATGTTGACGCTGAACGAGCCAACACTCTATGCTGGGTTGACGGTGAGTGCCTATCTTATGAAACTGCGCAATTGCAGATTAATGGCGATTATGCTTTGGGTGGCATTATACGCGGTCAATATGGAACTAATGATACAGCTCATAATGCTGGTGCTAGGTTTGTAAGAGTCGATGAGGCATTATATCATGCTCCGTACCGTAAAGAGGATATCGGAAAGCAGGTATATTTTAAGTTTACGTCGTTTAACATGTATGAATCTAACGAACAAGGGTTAGATGAGGTGCAAGCATACCCATATACAATCACACCATACTATATTCCGGAAGTAAGCGATTTAGCATTATTTACTAAGTATTACGAAATTGGCGATGGTGTATTGTCATTCGATGTAGTAGCTGCATTTACTCAACCAACTATTAATACATTTGATACTGTCGAAGCATGGTATCGTGAAGGCGCTAACGAATGGAAGTATGGCGGTAATGGTGATAACCAAATCGTTATTAGTGGGTGTGAATTAGGCCATACATATGAAGTGCGATTAAAGGTAAAGGACCGTCATGGAAACTACTCACAAGGCATTATCAAATCTGTATTAGTTGAGCTCAAATCGGAAGTGCCTAATACTCCGCAAGGGCTGGGCGTTTCGTTTGGTGATGTTGCCACCTTTAATTGGTTAGAGGTGCGTAACGCTGATATTGATTTTTACGAGTTGCGATATGATCTGCACCCAGGTCAAGAGTATGGGTTAATTGGTAAAAGCAATAATACTACTTTAAGCACTCTATTAACAGAACGGAGTGCAAAAGTATATTTATATGCTCATAACCCTACAAAGGGGTATAGCGCTCCGGCAGAATTGACATATAACGTGCCTATTCCACCTAAACCATCTACTATCAAAATTGTTAGTTTGATAAATGGCATCGGTATTACTACCGATACTATCAAGTTAGGTTGTAAGGGGGTTAATATTTACGTTGACGGCACTAGGTATTTCTTTACAACAAACGTAGCAACAATACCATTGGAAAGTGGTGTTCATACCGTACAGGTTGCATTTGTTGATCTATTTGGAGAAGGCCCTAGAAGTGATGAGCAACTAGCGACAATCAAAGCTAAAATCGATAAGTCCCTACTTGATATGGAAAGCCTAGGCCTAGAGGGAATTGATAAAGCTGTAAATGACTTAAAGGGAGAAGTTGGCACAGTAAAGACGGCCGTCAATGGAATGGATAGCAAAATCATCGACCTTGGCAACGCATACCAGCGCACTTTGAGCGATTATCAGAATAACGTAAACTCACAAATCACGCAGATTTCAAGCGGTATTGATTTTAAAGTAACGCAAGCTATCAATAATATTGACGGCGCGGAACTGGTGAGCCGTATCAATCTAAGCCCAGCAGGTACACGCATTGACGGCAAATTATTGCATGTTACTGGCGACGCATTATTTGATAAGAACATCATTACCGAGGGCATGATACAGGCTAAGGCTGTTACTGCTGATAAAATGCAGGTGGATAGCCTTTCGTCTATCACCGCAACGATCGGCACATTGCGAACTAAAACGAGTGGCGCAAGGGTTGAAATTAGCGATAATCTTATTGAAGTATATGACGATGACAATCAATTGCGAGTGAGGTTAGGCGTATGGGAATAATTACATTTTTCAAGAAGTTATTTAAACGATTATTTAAGCATGGGGGTGAAAATAACATGCCAGCTGGATTACAAGTATTTAATAAGAACGGCGTTCAAATTGTTAGCTTAACGGATAGACTTACAAAAGTATCTGGCGTTAAACGTTTTGACGTGATTGAGGAAAGCGGTAGCGCTACAGTCGAATTGAGTAAAGGTCAGCATATATGGTATTACTTAAATTCGTATGCAGGCGATAATGACGACCTTTTGTATGGATTCGGGCCTAGTTACAATATTGTTGTTGAGGGTGGTAAAATTTCGTGGAATTTAAAAGCGCCTAATAACGTCAATAAACCTTGTAAAGTAGCATTAATCTATGGGGTGATGTAATATGAAACATTTTGAAAGTCATAATAATGACAGCATAGTAACAATTAACGATACAGATAGTTGCTTATACTTAAAATATAAAATCAGTCTCAAGGGTATGCCTATTAAGCCGTCGGCTGAGGTGGCTCAAAATAAATATTATGGATATAATGGCGACGGAATTACCTACGGTATTCAACGTACGCCTAATGGTGATATATATCACGCTTATTTGTATATTCCAATATTGCAGCGACAAGCCAACGAGCAATATGTATATGCTATGAGTACAAACTTGCCTGTCAATGACATTGAACTTGCAGAAATTAGAAATAAGAACCACCCTACTCGTATCGGCAAATGGACGAATTACTTGCGAATCAGCTTTAAAACAGATAGCCTTGAAAATATACGCAAGATTGCCGACACTATGGAAGTGTATGTATTCTCTAATAAAATGCCTAAAACAGATAAGTACGGCATGGAAATATATGATAAGAATGGCAATGTTATCTTTAACAGCAATTTATTAACAATGCGATTGGCGTTAGTAATTCATAAGGATTATCCTGCTACGTTCTTATCTAAGGAAGAGTACGAAATCGGCAAGGTTAAATTTCAAGGCATTAAAAAAGCCGGGTTAAGTTTTACATATCCATTGGCGGCTATTGGCTCAGATAGTGGCTTTATGGCTCATAAAGTTAGCTGGGACGGCGACGGCGTGGATATTATAACAACGTACGGCGGAAATGCTGGCGGTATTATTCGACAAAACTCAATCACAACAACGCAAGTATTGATTTGCGAACTCGACGGAACTCAAAATATTCCAGCTATTGAAATAATGATGATCTAATAGCGAGGTATATATGAACTTTATCAGAAATGAGCCAGAAACATTACACATCGGCGCGGACTATCGTAGAGGTTACGAGGTCAGTGCCGATTTTGATTTAAGCAACTGCACGGCGGTCATGAAAGTGCGGAGCGTGCAGGGCAAGCTATTGGCCGAGGCTGAATGTGTGGTTCGCGAGAATATTATTTACTGCACAATCACAGCCGAGGCAACTAAGAACATAGGCCGCAATTATAGGAGCGGTCAATATGATGTGTTCCTTATTCATGGGAACGATACTACTAAAATCGTAATGGGTGATATTAAATTCATTCATGATATTTCAGCACATTAGGGGGTGCAATTATGGAAGATACAAATAACTTTGAATATGTGAACGTTAAAGCAAGGGTTCCGAAAGTGATTGATATTGTTATTCCGGGGGCGCAAGGATTACCGGGCGAACAAGGGGCGCGAGGCCCAAAAGGCGACCCATTCCGATATGAGGACTTTACCCCAGACCAATTAGAAGCCTTGAAAGGTCCTAAAGGTGATAAAGGCGAGGACGGACGAGACGGCGCAAGTGCCACAGCCGACAACGCTCATCAGTTGTTGCTGCAAGGTAACGTATGGTGTGAAAGTGCCAATGTTGACGATGTACTAACAGCCATGATTGGAAACTTTGGCAAGCCATTCCCTCGGACTGAGTTTAAGCCTTTGACTATTCCAAGCGTAACCAAAGGGCAGCAGGTTGTAGAAGTAACAGGTGAACCTCATTACAGTGTTAAGGTAGTCGGTAACGATACACCTTTCACTCTTGATAGTACTGGGTCTTGTGCTGTTACAATTCCGCCATTAGGTGAAGATGATATAAAACTCACCTATCACAATTTCACAGGTGCGAAAGTAGGCGATTATACGATTGCTGGCGTTCAAACTGGTGCAGTTGCTGATGAAGAATACGAAGGAAATGGTATTGTATACAAACGCTATGGCGATGTGTTGAAAATGAACATTACCAACAATACAGTAAATGGTAATTTCAAGGATAACCCTAAGAATTGGGACGTTACGCAAAAGGTAATTTATGCAAATAGACCGTCAACGCTTAATTTAGGCGATAACTGGAACCACTACGGCCCTTATTATATTGAAACGCCTGAAAATATAACATTTAAAGGATTTAACAACAATATGCGACTAACCATAGCTACATCAACACAGGGTACCACAACGATGGCCTTTAATCAGAATACCTTTGAATGGG